AAGGAGCTGCTCCTATATGTGGAAGAGATTTACCCAGAGGCGACGCCATGACCCAGACCACCGACAAACTTATTAAGGCTAAACAGTACCTCGTCACATTGCTTGAAAGATGCGCCGACGCCGTTGCTCTTAGCGACAGTGCACAGACGGAATGGGTACGCGATGTGTGGCTGGCCGAGAACAGAGAGAACGGGGCTTGGCTGCATTTCCCTTATTGCTGCGAGGATTGTGACGGTAGCTTCCCGTACAAGGTGGCGGACCTTCGAGACGAAATCCTATCCGCAATCAGGAAAATTGAGGAGTCTTGATATGGGCCCTGTGGCGTTACTTCTTCGCGCGAGTCGCGGAGCTGCTGTTCCCGAGGCACGCACCGGAAAGCATAAAAATTACCGTTTGGCGTAACTGGCACATGAACTGGCACATGAACTGGCACGTACCAGTTAGGCTCTGCTGTCGCAACTGGTCACACGCCTAACCCCTATGGGGGTTAGGCGTGTGCCAGTTCGCAGCGCCCCGTGCCGATTGGGCAAAAATAGAAATCGTGTGCCAGTTCGGGGGTGGAGCTTCTCGGCGGACTTGCGTTCTGGCGCGCAGGCTGGCACAGTGCCCGCTGCCGGCTGGCCACTGGCCCGCAGAAAGCGCAGTCTAGCGCGTTACCGAGGAGCTCGTCACGCCGTGGGAAGAAAAATCGGACGCCCGTTCACGAGTGAAACTGCACCACGCACCGGGCGAAAACCGGGCGCCAAGGGCAAGTACCACATGCTGCGCAAGAACGTAGACCTGATCGCGGCGACCAAAGGCATCACTCCGCTGGAGGTGCTACACGGCGTCGCCGCCGACGAAACCTGCCCCGTTGAGTTGAGGGTCAAAGCCGCCGGGGATGCCGCGCCTTACCTGCATGCCAAGCGCCCGACCACGCTGGTCAATCCGGATGGCAGCAACATCATTCCGGCCACCATCAATGTCACTTTCACGAAGCCGCCTCCCGAGTGAGTGATACCCTCACCGTCACGCTCCCCGATGCTTTTCGTGAGCTGCTGATTCCGGCTCGTTACAAAACGTATTACGGCGGGCGAGGCAGCGCGAAGTCTTGGAGCTTCGCCATTGCCATCATCCTACTCATGCTGCGGCTTCCGCTGCGCGTTCTCTGTACTCGCGAATATCAAAACAGCATTGCTGACTCAGTCTACCGCCTGCTGGTGGATACCATCGCACGGCTCAAACTCGAAGCGGCGTTCAACATCACCCGTGACAGCATCAGCAGCAAGCTCGGCGGGATGATTCTTTTCAAAGGGCTGCACCACAATGTTCAAGAGATCAAATCGACGGAAGGCATCGACATCTGCTGGGTGGAGGAAGCGGAGCTGGTCAGCGATTACTCGTGGGATGTTCTGATCCCCACGATACGCAACAAGGGCAGCGAGATATGGACAAGCTTCAACACGCGCGACGAAACAGACCCGACCTACAAGCGCATGGTGTTGAATCCGCCCCCGGGTGCGGTCGTGCGCAAGGTGAGCTGGCGCGATAATCCGTGGTTCAGCCCGGAGCTGCGTGCGGAGAAGGACTACGCCGCCCGCGTGGACCCGGATGCCTACCAGTGGATCTGGGAGGGTATGCCGCGCCAAGTAAGCGACGCGCAGATTTTGCGGGGCAAGTACAAGATCGAACCGTTCGAGCCGATGCAGGATGTTTGGAGTGGGCCGTACTACGGCGCGGACTTCGGGTTCAGCATTGATCCAAGTACGCTGATCAAGCTATGGGTCTGGCAGCGAAAGATTTACATCGAGGCCGAGGTGTACGGCGTTGGTATCGAGATCAACGACCTGCCTGCGCGCTTCGCGGACATCGCCGACGCCAAGAAGCACACTATCCGAGCCGACAACGCGCGCCCGGAGACAATAAGCTACCTGCGTAATCACGGCTACCCGAACATCGTTGGGGTAGACAAGTGGACGGGCAGCGTGGAGGACGGTATCGCCCACCTGCGCTCATACGAAGAAATCGTTATTCACCCGCGCTGCAAGCACACCGCCGAAGAAGCGCGCCTGTGGTCGTATAAGGTGGATCGTCTGAGCGGCGATGTGCTGCCGGTGGTCAAGGACGGGCACGACCATTGCTGGGATGCGGTGCGCTATGGCCTGCAACCGTTGATTCGCCGCCCGTCTTCTGTGCACGTCGAAGTTATCGGCAACCACGGCGCGCTGGCCTCTTTAGAGGATTCCCATGCCTACCTTACCTGAGCGCATCGCGCAATTCCTCGGGCGCCGCGACTACTTGGCCAAGGAGCCTGTCGTCAAGCCCGAGCCGGAAGTGACGCCGCACGTAAAAGAAACGGCGTGGAATTATTCCTCGCTGATCTACTCGACCAAGGACTTCCCACGCTACAACCCGGATGACTTGATCAGCCACAAGGGGTACGCGGTCTACAAGAAGATGATGCTTGACGAGCAGGTGAAGGCGTGCGTTAAGTTCAAGCGCGATGCCATCATAAGCCGCGACTGGTACTTCGAGCTGCCGGAAGAGACCGAGCTGCCGGAGGGCGAAGCTGACAGGCGCGTTGCCATCATGACAAAGGCGCTGGCCTCAGTCCGTGGTTCGGTCTCCGACGCGCTGGCTGGCGTCATGTCCGCCATGTACAACGGCTTCAGCATCACAGAGCCGATCCTCAAGCCGTTTCAATACGACGGCAAGACCTATTGGGGATACGGCAAGTTCAAGCTCAAGCCGTTCGACACGTTCTATTTCACCCCGGACGAGTACGGTGAGATCGTAAAATTCCAACAGCGCCTCTCGGGTGCCGCTGACCGCGATTTGGATATCGAGGACTTTATCCACTTCGTCTGCAATCCGGATGTTGATGAGCACTATGGGCAGAGCGATTTGCGCGAGGCGTACCGCGCTTATTTCAGCAAGGACGTGGCGATCAAGTTCCGCAACATCTGGCTGGAGCGCCATGCCGGCGGTGCTCGCTGGGTGCAGCCGACGAAGGAAGGCGGGGCGAATCTGATTCCCGGGTCGCAAGAGTATGCGCGCCTGCAAGACATGCTGACCAACTGGCAGACCCCCACCGGCGCGATCCTGCCAGCCGGCTTGGAAATGATCATGCAATACCCGTCAAATAATGTGGCCTACAAGGAGACTATTGACGATTGTGATTTGCAGATCGCCCGTGCGCTGCTGGTGCCTAACCTGATGGGCATCACCCCGAGCGGGCAGACCGGCAGTTACTCACAGTCAGACACGCAGCTTGAGGCGTTCTTCTGGACGCTGGACGCGGAAGCTGAGCGCCTTGAGGACTGTCTAAATGAGCAGGCGTTCCGCAAACTTGGTCAGCTCAACTTTGGCGATGACGATATCCCGTTGTTCAAGTTCAAGCCGGTCAGTGACCGCAAGATGATGGAAATCATCAAGACGTGGAAAGAGCTGGTTGCCGGCAAGGCGGTGCAGGCGACCGATACCGATGAGGCGCGTATCCGTGAATTGCTGGATATGCCAGAGGCCGGCGAGCCTATCAACCAACCGCAACAAGTGGGACCGGATGGAAAACCTATTGATCAACCCGGCGGAGTACCCGGCGCTCAGGGCAAGGAACCCGATGGCGGCGCTGCCGGTGGCAAGGACAAGGGAAAACAGGCTGGCGATTCAGATGCACCGGATGAAACCGTTATCGGTCGCAATCGCATCAGCATTGAGGGCGCTGTCGGCAAGCGCGCCCGTATGCGCGCCGCGCAGCGCGTAGACTTCGCTGTTATCAAGCAGCGCGCCGAGCTGGCTGTCATGGAAAATGCGGCGCGCATCGGGCGCGTGATGGGTGAACTGGCGCTGGACCTGTTCAAGACTATCGAAGCAAATAACCTCGTGCAGGAAAGCAAGCTGGAGGAGGTCAATGCGCTGCAACTTGATGGCTCACGAAAGGTCAAACTGCGCCGCGCCGTATCTGCCGCGATCAAGGCCGGGTGGGAAATCGGCATGCGTCACGCGGCGACTGAGGTGGACAAGGCCAAAGGCGCGCACTTCTCGCGCACCGCGAACATGGAGCGCGTGGCACTGATCGGCGCCGAGTTCTTTGACCTTAAAAGCTTTGCAGTTACCGGCAAGCTGACTGATGATGCCCTGAACAAAATCAAGACCGTTATTATCAACGGCGTCAAGAACGGCAAGAGCACCAAGCAGGTGGAGGACGAGATCATCGAGGCGTTCGCCCGGGATGGCATGCTTGACCGCCAGACAGTACTCGACTACTTCGGCGAGGCCACCGATAGCGAAGCCAACCCGCAGGCGCGCTTGGAAACTATCGTGCGCACCAATAGCTTCGAGGCAATCAACGAGGCACGCTACGCCTATTTCACCGACCCGGCGCTGGAAGGCTTCGTAGAGGCGCTGGAATACAGCGCGATTCTGGACGACCGGACCACGGACGTATGTGCTTGTCTGGATGGCGTGGTCAAGCCGGTGGATAGTGACTACTGGGATGAGTACACCCCGCCAAATCATTTCAACTGTCGCAGCCTGCTGATCCCGGTCACCACTCGCGATACGTGGGCCGAATCGGACAAGAGCTGCCCACTGCCGCAGGAGGGGTTTGCATGAGCGAAGACACCGTTGCCTCTACCCATCGCAAGTCGGTCTGGTACGGCGACCTCGTGCGCGAGCGTAAGGCGGAGCTGTCCAAGACCATGCGTCCGATGGCGTTGTGCGTTTCCCGCCAGGTGCATGACATATTGAAAGCGGAGTATGTGACGCGCGGCATCGTAGCGGCGGGCGCGGGGGACTTGCAGCGCGTGGAGGGCTTGGCCGTGCTGATAGACGAGGCCAGCGCCTCAGAGGGAATCTGCATACGAGGAGACAAGCGGTGAAGCAGGAGATTCTGGCAGTCGGTAAGTGGAATGATATCGAGTTCACGCTTGATGATTTGGTCGCCATCAAGCAGTCCTTTGATGCACTCAAAGGCGTCCACAAGGTGCCGCTGAAGTTCGGGCATAACGACGAACAGCCGTTGACCGACGGCCTGCCGGCACTGGGCTGGGTCGATGCGCTGGAGCTGGTCGGCGACAAACTCGTGGCCACCTTGTCCGACGTTCCGGAAATCGTGGCGCGAGCGATGGAAAAGAAGCTTTACCGAAGCGTTAGCGTTGAAATAGACGGTGGCGTCTCGCACAAGGGTAGTTCGTATAAGTGGGTTCTTTCAGGTCTGGCGTTGCTCGGCGCGGATATCCCGGCCGTTAATACGCTCAACGATCTGGCGCAGTACATGTCACGCGGTGACGCTATGCGCGCCGAGCGGCGTGTTTCATTCTCAACGGTGCAAGGCACAATCAAACAGGAGCCAAAGAAAATGGCAATGACAGATGAGGAAAAGGCCGAGTTAGAGGCGCTGCGCAAGCAGAACGCCGCCTTGATCGGCGAGAAGGTCGCGCTCTCGGCGAAGCTGACCGAGAAGGAAGCCGCCGATAAGGCGCGCAACGATCAGGAGAAGACCGCCAAGTTCTCCGCCGATAAGAAGGCCATCGGTGACGATCTGGAGAAGCTGGTCACCGAAGCCAAGATCACCCCGGCGCAGCGCGACAAGACGCTGGAGCTGATCAAGGACGGGGACGAGGGTTCGCTCGGCACGGCACGTGCCGTAATGAGCGCGTTGTCAATCTCTCCGGGGATAAAGGCCAAGACTGATGAGCAGGGCAAGGCCAAGTCCGACGCTGACAAGGAGCTGGAGGGCAAATCCCCCAGCGCCGTGCTGGCCTCCAAGGTCCGAGGGCTGATGGCCACCGACGCCCGCCTCACGTTTGCCGCCGCTTCGCAGCGCGTCATGGACGCGCACCCGGAGCTGGTGAAGGCTTACGTCAACGAAAACGACGCGCAGGCCGCGTAAGGAGAACAGATGAGCAACATTATCACGCACGTAGCCGCTGGCGCTGATTTGAGCGGTGCGAACGGCCAGTATCGCGTGCTTGCCATTGGCGGCACGCTGGTTGGAGCGACACCGAACGCACTCGCGCGCGGTATCCTCCAGAACAAGCCGAAGTCGGGCGAGGACGCGTCGCTGCTGGTCGCTGGCAAGTCAATTTTTCAGGCGGGCGCGGCAATTACGGCTGGCGCGCGCCTGAAGGTGGCCTCCGGCGGCTTCTGCCTTGTCGCCAACTCAGGCGACGCAGTGGTCGGCTGGTCGGAGTTCGCTGTAGCCTCGGGAGCTTTCAGCCCACAGGATTGCGGCCATTTCGACTTCGCTACCCTCGGCTACAACAACGGAACCTAAGGAGAAACAACCGTGGGTGCAACTTCACACGACATTCATCTGGACCAGTACCAGACGGCGTTCGCGCAGGGCTATCGGCCCGAAGGCTTTATCGCGGACATGATTCTGCCTGTGGTGCCTGTCCCCAAGCAGTCGGACATCTACCCGATCTTCAAGCGCGAGGACATGCTGCGTCAGCAGAAGACCACGCGCGCGCCGGGACAGGAAGCGCGCATCGTTACGCAGAGCATCGGCTCGGGCACGTTCTACTGCCCGAACTACGCACTGAAGTATCCGGTGACCATCGAGGACAAGGCCAACGCCGATCCGATCTGGGTGCAGGGGCTCATCAACAAACGCACGCAGTTCATCATGGACCACCTGCTGTTGGACATGGAAATCCGGCTGGCGAATCTCGTCACGTCGGGATCCAACGTCGGCAGTTCGTCTGTGGTGGCCTCCGGCTGGCTCGGTTCGGGCGCGGCGCCGTTGACCGATCTGGACACGGGCATCGATAACGTGACCTATGCCAATGGTGTCAGTCGTTCCGGCATCAAGGTGGTATTCGGCGCGAAGGCGTGGGATTCGTTCCGTCGCCATTCGACCGTGCGCAACCTGATCTTCGGCACCAACAACGGCGGCGGATACCCGCAGGTTGATCAGGTCAAGAACCTGCTGAACGTGGGCGACGTGCTCATCGGCGGCGGCTTCAAGAACACGGCCGAGATGGGGATTGCCGAATCGTTGACGACCATCTGGTCGGATTATGTTCTGGTGGCCTACGTCAATCCGTCGGCGGACCTTGAGCGTCCGAGCTTCGGCTACATGCCGCGCTGGAGCGCCCCGGGCATCAGCAACATGACCGTGGAGCGTCACCCGTATGACGCGCGCAAGAAGTCCGAAGAAGTGGAAATCGGTTACTACCAAGACGAGCTGATCACGGGGGCCAGTTACGGCTTCCTGTTCAAGCAGGTCAACAGCTCGCAGTAAGCGGGTTCTTGGGTGGTGGTTTTTAACCGGGCCGAAAGCCTCAGGTAAGTAGGCCCACTTTTTCAAACTGAAAGGAGAATAAAAGATGGCACTGAATCCAGCAAAAGACGACCCGAACTACAGGGAAGAGCTGCTGCGCCGCGTGCGCGAGCCGGAGACTTTCGGGGACTTCGCGGCCAAGGGGCTGCGTGACGCCGCCGAGCTGAAAGGGCCGGAAGCCCTGAAGCAGCACGATGCGCCCTTGCTCAAGGAAGCAGAAACAAAGGCCGCCAAGGCCAGCAAAGAAAACCAAGTGAACCCTCAACGAGGATAAAAGGCCAATGGCTTATAAGATGTTCATCGTCATGCACTGCGGCGGGATGCCGTTCAACGGCGAAACGCTCGTCACGAAGTCCCTCGGGGGCAGCGAGACAGCTGCTTATTACATGGCCCGGGAGCTGGCGCGCGCGGGGCATAAGGTGACGCTCTTCACGAACACCCGGGAAGGCGGCGAGTGGGACGGTGTGAAGTACCTCCCGGCAGGGGAGATCACTGAGCAGGAACCGCTCGGGCAGAGTTTCCATTTCTACGCGATGAACACGCCGCATGATGTACTGATCATTCAGCGGCACCCATTGGCGTTTCGTTGTAACTGGGCATGCAAGGTCGGACTGTGGTGGTTGCACGATCTCGCGCTCGGCCGCATGCGTGACCATACGCTTGCGCAACTCTGGAACATGGACGGAATCCTGTCCGTCAGCAATTGGCACAAGAATCAGATCACCGAAACGTGGGGCATTAATCCAGAGGCGGTCTACCCGATCCAGAACGGCGTGGACCTGAGCTTGTACGCGCGTGGCCTGAGTGATCAGCCGCCGTCGCTGCCACTTGATAAGTTCAAGATGCTTTATGCCGCCCGTCCGGAGCGCGGCCTGATAAACCTGCTGAAAGAAGGTGGGATCATGGAGCGGCTGGCGGAAGTGCTGCCGAGTGCGCACCTGTATACCTGCACGTATGATAATGCCGTGCCTCAATTCGCGCCGCTCTACAGCTATCTGGCTGTGCGCGCGAAGGTGCTACCCAACGTCACGCAGCTTGCGCCAATGCCCAAGCAGCAGCTCGCCGAGACCGAGCGCCAGTGCGACCTCTACGTCTACCCGACCGAGTTCGAGGACACGAGCTGCATCATGATGATGGAGTGCGCGGCGGCGGGCCTGCCGGTGCTGGCGTCGGACATTGCTGCATTGCCGGAGACCACCAAGGGCGGCGGAGCTTACTTGTTGCCAGTCAAGGATGGTGCGGTAGATATCGAGGAGTGGGTCAATGAGATTGTGGCCTACGCCGGGAAAGAACTGGCTCCCGAAGAAAAGCGTGCAGCGCAGCTTGCAATCGCTCCGCGCTTCGATTGGTCGGTCGCCGCCGGGATGTTGCTGGAGCACGTCGCCACAATCTTCAAGAAGAAACAATCTTCTACCGGGGCAGTACTTCGTGACCTGATCCAGTCCAGCGATATCTACGCCGCAGATCGCTTGTTGAAGGAGAAAACAGAATCTACCGATCCGTACCGAGACCCTATCGTTGGGCAGGCAGCAACGGAGCTCGCGGACTGCTACGCCTTCGCGCGCAATAATACTTTCGCCGAACACTACGCGGCATATTACGAGTACGAGAAAAACCGAGGAGTCAACTATGGCCCGGAAACTTTGGACGGCAATCTTCGCTACGAGCACGTTGCTTCTCTGGTGCGTGGCCTCCCTGCTGGCAGCGTGGTGCTTGATTACGGTTGCGCTCATGGCCACTATACCGTCAATCTGGCGAAACGCTTTCCGCACCTCCAGTTCGTCGGAATTGACATCGCCGAATCCAACATCGCCAAGGCCCGACAATGGACTGCCAATGAAGGACTCGCCAACGTCCATTTCCACGAAGGAGCCGTTGCCGATGGCAAGATTAATTCACCTGCGGGACTTGCACTCTGGGCCGATGAGCCGAAACTGAAGTTTGACGCTATCATCGCCGCCGAGATTTTGGAGCACGTTACTGATCCGGGGGCGTTGGCACGTACGCTGGCTGATTACCTGTCTCCGAGCGGATTGTTAATCATCACCACACCTTTCGGCCCGTGGGAAGCGCAAGGCTACCGGGAGCATTATCCATGGCGTGCGCATTTGCACCATTTGGAGCGTGCCGATCTGCATGAGCTGTTCGGCAAGTGGCCTGATTTTCATATCGTAGTGGCCCCGTCCGGGCATGCGACTGACGGTTCGCCACTCGGCAGCTATATTTCAACCATGCGCAACCCCGGCGATTTGCCTGTGGGTAAGATTGATTATGCTCGCAAACTGGCCCTCGCTGCGCCGCGCCGGCAGACGGTCAGCGCGTGCATGATTGTGCGTAATGTTGAGCAAACCCTGCTCCGGACTTTGGAGTCCCTCCGCGATGTGGTAGATGAGATCGTAGTCGCTATTGACCATACGACCACGGACCGCACCAAGCAGATCGTTGAACAGTTCAAGGAAGAGCAGAAGCTGTGGCCGGTAGTGCACATTCTGGAAATACCCTCGCCCTTGGATATCGGGTTCGCTGCCGCGCGTAACTTGAGCATCGCCGACGCCTGCGGGGACTGGGTGCTGTGGATCGACGGCGACGAGATTCTAGTACACGCCGACCGCTTAGGGCGTTATCTGCGCAACAATGCCTTCGACGGCTACGCCATGAAGCAGCACCACTTCGCCATCGAGCCGCTCGGCGTGCAGAAGACGGACCTGCCGTGCCGTCTATTCCGCAATCGGCGCGGGGTGCGGTTCTTCGGCACGGTGCATGAGCATCCGGAAAAGGAAATGAACAAGGGCGTCGGGTACGCCCTTCTTATCCCCGATATCGACATCGCCCATAGCGGCTATACCACGGAGGTGATCCGGCAGGCACGCTTCCAGCGCAACCTCCCGCTGCTGGTACGCGACCGCGAGGAAAACCCTGACCGTATTCTCGGGAAGTTCCTGTGGATACGCGACCTATCGCAGATGTGCATGTGGGAGGCGAAGCATATCGGCAAGGTGTCCCCCAACATGATCTCCCGTGCGCGTACGGGGGTCGAGCTGTACGAAACGCTGCTAAATGACGAAAGCGTGCCAGTGAACATGCTGCAAGAGTCAACCGAGTTTTATTCTGCGCTGGTATCAATTCTGGATCAAGGTGCGATGGAGGTAGCCTATTCCATTGGTACCTCGAAACTGAACGGCGGCACGCACCCCGAAGCCCCGCGCACGGCGCGGTTTATCAAGCCGGAACACGCGGAGAAGCTCCTCGCCCGGGTCTACAAGGACAAGGTGAAACCGTATGAGTCAAAATATTACTGAGCGCAAAATTTACGAAGAGTTTGTGGATACGGTCCTCGCCAAGGGCTGGGGGGTTGTCTCTGTCTGGCGTGGTGAAAGGGGCGGGTACGACCGTGCCCCGGATGAGTACCACAAGATCAGCAATCAGGTGCTGGCTGCGGGTCTGAATGAGCTGGCCGCCAAAATGATCGTAACCAGCCGGCCCGCTTACGGGTGGATTGCGGTAGGTACGCAGACGGCGGCAGGGTCTCTCGGTTCAGTCTGGGGCGGGGAAGTCGGGCGCAAGGCCGCCGCAACGCTGGCTTCCAGCAAGATGACCTGCGTGCTGGTGGCGACATGGGGCGGCGCGGCAGACAGCGTGACCAGCCTCGCCATGGAGACGGCGGCCATTGTCAATCACGCCAACAGCGGAAGCGGCATACCGCTAAATCTGTTGACCGGGGTGGCCGCGACATTGGCGAACAGTGATCTGCTTTCGCTCCAAATGAATTTTGCTATCGGTTCGCATAACCTGTAAGGCGCGGCCATGTATCTTAAAGGCACATCCGACCTGATCCAAATCACCACCGGTTCGGCAGGCGATATCGAAGTTCACGCCTCGTGGGCCGTGTCCACGGACGGCTCGCCGCCGACGCTGGCGAGCTTTGATTCCGAAGCCTACGCCTCGATCACCACCGCCACCACGACCACGATTGTCAGCGGCGTGGCATCGAGCACGGTCAAGCTCAAGACCATCAGCATTTTCAACAACCACGCCTCGGTCAGCAATCTCGTCTACTGCGACAACACGGACGGCACCGACACCGTTGTAATTGCCGGATCGTACTGCACACTCCTGCCCAAGGAGTCTCTGGTAATGACGGAGAGCGGCATCTGGCTGCACTACGACGCCAACGGCGCGCTTTACCCGGCCATCGGCAACGCCGCCTCACAAGCAGAGATGGAAGCAGGCACGGCGACCGACAAGTACGTTACCCCGCAGGGCGTCAACTGGCATCCGGGCGCGGCGAAATGCTGGGGTAAGGCGAATGGTACGGGCACTTCGCTGCTCGTAAACTGGAACGTGAGCGGCATTACGGACATTGGTACTGGACGGCTCAGCGTAACCATCGGTACGGACTTTTCATCCACCCACTATGCCATCGTCGCCAATATCGAGCGCGGCGTAACGACATACGCTGAGGCAGATGTCGAACAATGTACGATCCGAAGCGCTTCGCCTGCGGTGGGCAGCTTCGAGGTTGAATCCTACGATCATACGGCTACCACGTTGACTGTCGATGATCCAAGTAACTATTTTTGGGCCTGTTTCGGAGATCAGTAATGGAGCACTATATCGCAGTTACAATGTCGGACGGCATGGTGTACCACTACGCGTTCCAGACCCAAGGCCGCGCTTTTGGCCCCGGGTCGGAGAAAGCGGGCTGGACGCCAACAAAAAATGGGCATTTTTTCCGGCACCCATCGGATGCAAACATCGAATACGATCTGCGTAAGACCGAGCGCGAGCAGTGGAATGTCGAACGGCGGCACGCGGATGGCACCGTAACGCCTCCGGTGCGGATAGTGCACTGGCGCAGACTTACAGAGGCTGAGCATCTGCTATTCGAGGCCGGCCGACCGGCTCACGCCGACAGCTTCAGGAATGCGCTGGTGGACAGAAACGGAAAGATTGAATACGACATTGAAAAAGCGCGCGAGTGCTATCGTGAAGTGCTGCGTTATCGCCGCGCTTCAGCCATGTTGTCCCTCGATAATCAATGGATGCGTGCTACGGGTCAGGGCAAGAAGGCCGAGGCGGATGCCGTCGAAGCGCAACGCCAGAAGTGGCGCGACGCGCCTGCCGATCCGCGCATTGACTCGGCCCAAACGGTTGAGGAATTGAAGCTGATCGGGGTTTAACATGGCCCGCACGGTACTGGCCCGCCGTTTTTCCAACTCCGAACACTATCGGACCGATGTTCCGGGGCAGTACGAGGCGGTGTTCTACGCCTCCGACCGCTGGACGTTTGACGCATCAGACGGGCAGTACAAGACCTTCGTAGAACGTGAAATAGACGGTGATCTGGAAGTGGGCAGCGCCGCGATCAAGGTGCGCGGGGCAAGGTCGCAGGCGGTATTCCTCATCGGGCCGATGCGCAAGCGTCTTGTCGTGCAGCAGTTCAACGGTGCGACGTGGGACGATCTTCCGCTCACTCTGGCCGGACATTCGGTAGTTTCCAAAACCGACGATCTCGCGGTGTGGCGCTGGCGCTACGAGCTGCCGGACGGCACTGATGTGTTCGGCGCGCGCCTGACGGTTACTCCAGGCCGCAGCAAGTGGGACTACGCCTTCCGCGCTCCTGTGGCGGGTCAGTACCGGATCCGGATTGACGTGCAGGTAGTCGGCGCGACGAGTGTCGAGACTTTCCACATCCGTGGCGGCAGCGAGAATTATCTCGCCTACTGGACGACCCCGGAAGGGAAGTACGCCTACAACTGGCGCGACATGCTCGCGCAGGTTGCCGGTGTTCAGGCGGATGTGAACGGCCTGTCCATCCTGAGCAAGATGGCGACGCTGGCGCAGGACGAAGTGGTGACGCTCGATCCCACGCTCGGCCCGGTGACGGCGAGTTGGGGCGCGGACGTAGATAACACCACGAAGTACCCAAACGACGGAACCGATTACTGCGGCGGATTCAGTACGAACGTCAACCGCGTCGCCAACAAGTTTAACCTATCCGGCCTTATCGCCACCGACACGGTGACGCAGGTGGGGTATTCGATTCAGGTCGCATCTGTGACGAGCGCCGGGGCGCTGTTGTGGGACATGGGCTGTTACGGCACGAACGGGCAGGACGACCCGGAAGCGGATTCGGCCGCAACAATGTATTCGCGCTGCATCCCCGGAAACGTCTATCTCAACGACATCACCGACTACCGCACCACAGGCGCGAAATCCAACGCCGATCTTGGCGCACAGGCCGTGGCTGATGTACAGGCGGCAATATCTGTCGGGCGTTTCTCTCTTGCGTGGCGCGAAACAACAGATACAACGAGCGAAGCAAATTGCGACTTCGCGGAGTACACCGAGGCCGATCCGCCTACGCTGACAGTGACATATACCAATCCCCCTCGCTCGCACGGATTCAGGCTCCAGCAGCACGCCGTGAGCGAAGGCACCGACTTCGCCGCCGAGCACGATGTAAGGTCATGGTTCTGACATGAGCCGCGATCTTATCATCGAGAAGTGGTTCGATGAAGATTTGGAACCGCCAAGCGGCGGGGTAGTCATCACGCGCGCCTTGAGCGACGCCGCAAACTTGTCCGACTTTATGGGCGCCCCTGTGCGCGAGCGCGTGCGCGGGCTTACTGATACTACGGCGCTGCTAGATTCCTTGCTGCGCGTAGCAGAAACGTATCGACTACTACCTGACGCCGTAAGCGTCGGCGACGAGCTGATCCGTCAGGTCATAGAAGGCGGCGCGCTAATCATTTCCCGGGCGCTGTCTGATGCAATTACCGCGACTGACAATCTGGCGTCGGGCCGTGATCGTTACCGGGTGTTGGCCGACGCTGCCGGGGCGGCGGATGCCCTTGCCCGTTTCGCCGAAAGATACCGGGCGCTGTATGATGAACCGGCCGCAAGCGACGGATTAGGGACAACGCGTCTGCGCGTCCGCTCCCTGCAAGATAACGCGGAGGCGCTGGATGCGCTGCTCCGCTACACCGAACTCGTGAGGAGACTGACGGATAGCGTGGCAGTCCTTGACTCCCTGATCTCGGCGATAACCTATGCCTCCACTGTCGTTATCTCACGCCTGTTGTCAGACGCGGTCGCGGTGCAGGACAGCTCCCATCGGAATTTAGAGTTGATCCGCGCGCTCGTCTACGCGGAATCTGTAGCCGACGTTCTTCAGCGAAACCTTGAGAAGTACCGCCTATTGTCTGACCCGGCAACGGTTAGCGACTCGGCCGCCCGGCGGGTAGAGCTAAACAGATTACTGATAGAGACTGCGGCACTTGAGGACGCCATGCAACGCGTTGCGCATCTGACCAGAGTGGCAGCAGACGAGTCGGACGTGTACGACTCGCTGATGGTTAGCGTTGCCTACGGGGTCATGCAGACCGTCGGGTTCATACTGGCGCGCATGCAAGATCGCAGCGCCGAGACCGGGGTTGCTCGACGCGGGCAATCTCATGGAATTGCGGATGCTGTTGGTGAGCCTTCCATTAGTGAGCCGCGCGGAATTATTGGCGTAAGCAAACGCAACACGGAGATCAACTGAAATGCTTGATAATGTACTTGTCGGGGACACGCGGCAGTTCACTTGGATCGACAGCGGCACGACGCCGAGCACGATCCTGCACATGATCTATGACGGGAACGAGACACTGGTATCAAGCCAGAGTATGACCAACTCCGGTAACGGCCACTATTACGCGCTCGCCAAGGTTAACACCCCGGGGTATTACGTCAGCGAGTGGCTGGCGATGATCAGCGGGAACCCGTACAAGCGCCGGGAGAAGTTCAAGGCAGTATTGATCGAGGTGGACTGACATGGCCCTGATAAGCTGGGATGACGTGATCAACAAGTACCCACAACCTGGGCGCGGCCCGGGGGCGGATGAGGTGTCCAGCGTGCACATTGCCTATGCTGAGGCCGAGCTGAACGGTCGGCTTGGGAGTAAGTACACAGTACCGTTCAGCAGCAACAACATGACCGCGAAAGAGCTGGCGGTTGACCTGACCCTGCTGCGCCTCAAGGTATTCAAGAGCGAGGACAAGGAAGCGGTGAAGACGGCCGTTGACGAACGCATCGCGCGACTGCTGGACGGCTCGGAGCAGATGTACGCCATCGACGGGACGTTGTTGTCGCCGGATGTGGTCACGGCATGGAGCAGCACCCATACCTATCCGCCAACTTTCGGTATGGGGGATATCGAGGACATGCAGGTCAGCTCCGCACAGCTTGCGGATGAGGAGGCGGACCGTGGCTGAAATCAAGCCGACGAGAATTAGTGTCGAAATGAAGCCGCCACTTGCTGTGGTGAAGGCGCGGTTTGATGACCGCATAAAGGCGCTTACTGATTTTTCAGTGCCGCACAAAAAGATGGCAATCTTCCTTGACCAATGGGTGCAGCGGAATTTCAGAACGCAAGGTGGCAAGGTCGGTGGGTGGAAGCCGCTGGCTGCCGGGGGGCGGTGGAAGGAAAGTTCTTCGGGTAAGCGAATATTTGACGCGAACGCAAAGATTCTTCAAGACACGGCACGGTTAAAGTTTTCGTTTATCCCGTGGGCCTCGAAGAAATCCACGGGCATCGGGTCGGATGTCCCATATTCCGAGCAGCACGAAAAGGGTTTGAACGGGCTACCTGTCCGCCGCATGCTGCCGACACAAACGGAAGTGAACGGCGATCTTAATGAGATCATGGCGGATCACGTGCTTGGGGTAATCCGTGCCAGCCGGGGGATGTTCCGTGTTTAACGCCTCCGATGCCAGCCGCGCGCTGTTCGAGATGCTGCGGGACGCTTCGTCGCTCGGCGACATACCCAATAAGGCACATGGAGAATTCGTCAACGATGATCCTAACAGCACACCGTGGCTCGGCGTCTATCGCGGGGGCTTGACGCTCACCCCGTGGACAATGGGGCGCGGGGCGAACAACCTGCGCGCGGTGGCCGAGTTCAAGGTCATCGTGCAGGAAGCTGGCGTAGACGCTCCGGAAGATATTATGGCGCGGCTGGATGAGTCCGTGGCTTCTGTGCTGGGTGTCATCTGGGGCGACACCACGCTCAAGGCAACAGTGGGCACAGTGACTGCTATCCGCGTTGAGCACAGCTACTATGCCAGTGAGAAAGCGGGCGGGGCCATGACGCAGTTCATCATGGCGATGATTACCATTACAACGGAGGGGCGCACATCATGATGAAAGTAGTCGAGTGGATTGGCGAGGAGTCCCGCATCGTCGCGGGGTACGGCGTCGGCACCCCCGGGAAGGCCATCGAGCTGCCGGAGACGCTGGCGGAAAAGTTTATCCAGCAAGGGCAGGCGCGTGAGCTGAACAAGCCGACGCGCGTGCAGAAAGGCAACAAATCAACTGAAGGAGAAGAAGCATGAGCTACGGGGCAAAGACAAATTTGGGCATCTGTTTTCAAAACTCGTACGGCACCGCGCTGACGAACTCAATCCACTGGATTCCGTTCTTGAGCGAAGGCGTCGGGCTGAAAAAGGATCAGCTCGTATCCGAGAATATGCGCGGCGTGTTCGATGAAGGCGCGAACTATGAGGGGCCTAATTCAGTAGAAGGGGACATCGAGTGCGAAGCACACCCGATCAGTCTGGGTGTGTTGCTGAAGGCGGCACTTGGGTCACCGACCACGGTCACGTCAACCGGCGTGCGCACACATACCTTCAAGCCAGCCACGAGCGACTTTGACGATTATTCCGCAGGGCGGCCATTTACTGTCGTGAAGGACTTGGGTGACACCGGCAGCGCGCAACTCTTCTATGACCTGAACGGAACGAAGTTGTCTTTGTCCATCGCCAACGGCGAGTTCCTCAAGGCGACGCTGAGCGTGCTGGGCGGTAAACATACCCAGATCGCCGCACCGGCGGCCAGTTACCCGGCGGGCAACCTGCTGGCGTGGGACGTGACCAGTGTCAGTCTGGACGGCGCGGCCAACGGTGACATGACCGAGCTTAACTTGGAGCTGGATAACAGTTACGAGAACAAGTACACCCTGAATGCCAGCAAGACCCCTTCGCGCACCAAGCGCAGCGGGTT